CGGCCGGCACCGTGCCGCCATACTCCGGGTCGTCGATGCGCAGCAGGATCGCGTCCGAGCGCGCCGCGCCACCGACAGCCGCGACCGCGATGTTCGTGACCGACTCGGCCGCGCCCATATAGGACTGGCTGGGCTGGTTCGGGTAGCGGTTGAGCGCGACGTAGCCACCGGCCGCGATGTTCACCGAGGCCCCGGGGACCGCGCTGACCTTGAGGTCAGCGGGCGCGACGACGCCCTCCTTGCCGCCGGTGGCGGCGTAGGCGAGCCGACGCCCCATGCGGGCGCTGGTGAGCGCCTGGTCGACGGCCCACGGGACTCCGGTGAGGGGCATGCGGTTCTCCTGTTAGATCGAGGGCCAAGCGTCTCGCCATCGTACCGTGGCCGTCGCGGTGCCTGTGAGGTCACTCACGAGGAAGGCCGCCGCGTAGTTGCCGGGCTTGAGGCGGGCGGTGGACAGGTTGGTCCGGCGCGACAGCCGCAGCCGGCTCGAGGAGACGGGCTGACCGTTCAGGGTCATCGACATCTTCCAGGGCCGGCAGTCGATGACGAGGACGTCACCGGCCGCGATCTGCCCGATGACGTCGATGCGGAACTCGCCGATCACGATGGACGGGTTGGAGGCCGGCCCAGTGAACGTGACCACCGGGGCGGTGCGCGCCCGGCCGCCGACGGCGATGGTCTGGGAGGCGGTCGTCGAGCCGGCGTACAGCAGGGGCCAGGTGAATGACCAGGTGAAGCCCGACCCGGCGGCCGGCTGGGCCTGCAGGGTGACGACCTTCTCAGTGTCGTCGTAGTGCAGCGGGTCAGCCTTGAGGAAGTCCATCGTCACGGCCGAGGTGCCCTGCATGATCTTGTTGCCCGGCGGCGCCGCGAAGCGACGCGGGCGGCCGTAGATCCGGCGAGTGCGGCCAGCGAGCCCGTAGCGCAGCGTGCGGACGTCCTGCAGGACCGTGCGGTACTCGTCGCTCTCCCAGACCGTCTGCAGATCCTCGAGGGCCTGTAGGGCCGTGGCGGGATCCACGCCGTCGAGGAAGGCCGACCAGACCCACGCGCCGCCGCGCTTGTAGTCGCGGCCGAACTGGATGCCGTCGGACAGCGGGTTGGGGCTGTCCTGCGTGACGATCTCGTTGGTGCCGCTGTCGAAGCCCTCGGCGTCGACCCCGACGGGACACCCCGCCCCGAAGAGCACCCCGTCGAGGTCGAACTGGTAGTCCTGCAGCGGCATCAGCCGTTCCTCCCGTACTTCCCAGCGTTCGCGGTGGCGGTCATGGCGAACATGATCTCATCCACGACCTCGTGCGCGCTCGCGCCGGCCTCGTGCACGGCCAGCGAGCCGATCATCGGGGCGTTGCCGCCGCCGCGACCCGAGCCCATGCCGTCCCACTGGTCGGCCGTGAAGACCGGCTCGGGGCGACCCGTCAGGTTCATCACGGTGGTGATGCCCGGGGGCAGGTAGCCGCCGTTGTCGTACATCATCGTGCCGTTGTCCTGCAGGCCCGAGCCGCCCTCGGTGACGAGCCCGCCGTCGGCGTAGCCGCCCTCGCGGTTGTAGGCGTTGGCCAGCGAGCCGTAGCGGTTCATGGCGTAGCGCATGCTGGCCACGATGTTCGACATCGGGTTGTAGACGTCGTTCGGCAGGCGGTGGTCGCGCCACGTCGCGAAGGTCGGGTCGATGACCTGCATCAGGCCCTTGGAGGGGATGCCGGCGCGGGCGTTGGAGTCCCACAGGTTGATCGCGCGCGGGTTGCCGCCGGACTCCTGCTGCAGCCGGCGCAGCACGGTGTCGGCCAGGCCCACGGGCTGCCCGACCATCTTGAGCGCCTGCACGACCTCGTCACGCCACTGCATGACCGCGCCGCTGAACCCGCCACCGTCGCCGGTGTTGTCGAAGTCGCCCGCGCTCTCGCCGTTGATGAGGTTGGCGATCTTCTCCTTGGCGAACTCGAGCATCTTCACGGGGAAGCCGGTGAGCATCTTGCCCAGCGGCGTCTTGGCCCCGGGGATCTTCTCGAAGAAGCCCTGGACCTTGTCCTTGATGAACTCGTAGGGCTTCTCGATCCACCACGGCAGGTCAGCGCTGCGGCCGCCACCGGCGCCCGCGAAGTTGCCGAGGTCCGGCCCCTTGTCGATGTCGAAGTGGGCGTGGTCGTAGTGACCCTTCCACTGCCACAGGGTGCGCAGGCCGTACTGGCGAGCGAGCCCGACGATGGCGTTGATCTTCGCGGTCTCCTCGGCGCTCTGGCGCTGACCGTTGGGCCAGTTGACGTCGATGGCGCCGCCCTTGTAGTGCCAGCCGGTGCGGCTGTGCGACCCGTTGACCCCACCGAAGGCGGGGTTCTCGGTGACGTGGAAGCCCTTCTCCTGCAGCAGGTGGCCGAAGCGGATGAGGTTGCCGACCAGGCCGCCGGACGCGTACCCGCCCATGCCGGGGAGCTCGCCGTACTGGTTGATGTAGTTCAGGGCGCCGAGGCCATAGCGGCGACGCAGGCGGTTCGTCGACTCCTTGCGGATGACGTACTCGTCCTTGTGGACGATGCCGGCGGGCTCGTACTTCGCGCCCTGGCCGGTGTAGCCACCGGTGGCGTACCCGCCGACACCGTGCGACCCGCCGCCACCGTAGGAGGACTTGCCCTTCGGGGGCGCCTCGTTCAGCCACGACAGCGACAGGTGGTCGATATGGCTGGTGCCGAAGTAGTCGGCGAGGGTGTTGAAGTTGTCGACGAAGCCCCGGTTGATGATCGTGTCGACGATGAACCGCAGGGGCGCCTTGACGAGCTCGACGAGGCCGTCCCACAGCCCGCCGATGGCCTCGATGGCCGTGGCCCACATGCCGCGCAGGTCGTCCGCGCCGAGCCCGAACTGGTCGAGCACCGGCTCGATGTACTGCGTCCACACGTTGCTGATGATGTCGGCGAGGTCGCCGAACCGGTCACCGATCCAGCCGAAGATCGGCGAGAGGAAGTTGTCCCACAGGGCCTTGACGACGGCACCGAAGAGCTCGAAGACGGGACCGATCAGGCCCCAGGCCCACGAGAGCACCTCCCACAGCATCTTGTACGCGCCGAAGATGAAGGTGAAGTAGGGCTTGATGATGTGGTCCCACAGCCAGACGACGATGGCGCCCAGCGCGGTGAAGATCGGCTTGAGGACGTTCTCCCACATGAAGGTTGCCGCCGACTGGATCCACGCCCAGGCGGTCAGGACGCCGTTCTTGAAGGTCTCGTTGTTGTTCCAGAGCCAGATGAAGAGCAGGCCCAGTGCGGTGATGATGCCGATGATGATGGTCACGGGGCCACCCAGCAGCATCAGGCCGAGGCGCAGGAAGCCGAACGCGCGCCAGGCCAGCGTGACGGCGCTCCACACGGCCTTGATGACCCCGATGGCCGGCAGGATGAACTTCGTCACGAGGAGGAACCCACCGGCGACCATGCCGAGGAAGATCGCCATCTGCTTGAGCATGCCGGCGTTGTCCTTGATCCAGCCGAGCACCTTCTGCACCGACTCGCGGAACTTCTCGTTGTGCTGGTAGAGGTACACCAGCGCCGCGCCGGCCGCGATGAGCAGGAAGACCACGGCGCCGAAGACCGAGTGGAACGGCGTCGACAGGGTCTTGATCAACTGGATCGAGCCGGCCGCCGCCTGGCTGGCCAGCACGAAACCGAGCACGCCGGTGACGATGGCCGCGAGCGTGTCGGGGTCCATGTCGGCGATGTACTCGAACAGCGCGGTGAAGGCGTCGAGGACGACCCCGGCGATGGGGGCCATGGCGATGCCGATGGCGACCAGGGCGCCCACGAACGACTTGAAGAAGCGCCAGACCTTCGGGCCGACCTCGATGAGGTAGTCGAGGAAGGACTGGAAGCCCTTGTTGTCCTTGAGGCTGGCGGCCCAGTCAGCGAACGACTTGGTGGCGTCGAGCATGCCCTTGCCGAACAGTTGCGTGAAGGGCTCGAAGGCCGTCATCAGCGCGGCGAACCCGGTGGCGATGTTCAGCAGGCCCTCGGAGAACAGCGACGTGAACAGGGGCTGGTTGCGCTCCATCATGTCGAAGAAGTCGGTCCAGACCGGCGAGGCGAGGGTGTCGCCGAGCAGGACGAAGAAGCCGCCCAACTGCTTCGAGATCTGCCCCACGAACCGCTCGAAGCCCGGCCCGTAGCGCTTCATCATGGTCTCCATGAAGGTCTGCACGCCGGGCAGCATGTTCTCCTGGGCGACGTCGCGCAGGCGGTGGAAATCGTCACGGAGGCTGTGCAGGTAGAGCGCGAACTTCCGACCAGCCGGCGAGAGCTTGCCCATCGCGACCTCGAGGTTGTGCATGCTCGAGGAGCCGATGTCGCCGGTCTTGGTCAGGGCCTCCTGGTAGGCCGCCTGAGCGTCGGTCACCCGCTCCTGCGCGTCGCGGATGCTGCGGGCGTTGTCGACGGCGTTGTCGGCCGCGTCCTGCCGAGCATCCTTGACGGCCTGCTCGGCGTCACGGACGTTCTCGGCTGCCGCCTGCGACTGCTCCTGCGCGCTCTTGACCGAGTCCTGGCCGTTGACGCCCTGCTTGGCGAACTTGGCCTGCTCGGCCGCCATCGCGGCGTTGTCCTTGCGGATGCCCTTGATTGCCAACTGCGCGCGCTCGAGGTCGATGGAGGCCTGCTCCTTCTCGAGGTTGGTCGCACCTCCGTCGGCCATCGCGGCGTTGTACTGCACCTGCGCGTTGAACAGGTCGATCAGCGCCTGGCGCTCGTCGAGGGCGCCGCCCTTGATCCGGTCGGCCAGAGCGTCCTGGTCGGCCTGCGCGTCCTTACGGGCCTGCCGCAGATCCTGCTGGGCCTTCGTGGCATCCTTCTGGGCCTTGGCGAGGTTCTTCTCGGCGTCGGCGATCCGGCGGTTGCTGTCCTCGGCCGAGCGGGCCGCCTGCAGGCGTGCCTGGGCCAGACCCTGCGCGGCGTCACGGACGCCGCGTGAGGCCGTCCGCATGGCCTTGGTGTTGGCCAGTTGGTCCTTCGCGGCGTTGTCCTGCACGTCGCCCAGCGCCTTGACGGCAGCGAACACCCCGGAGAAGGCGAGCACCATCACGCCGACCGCTGCGGCGCCACCGAGGGCGGCCGTGGCCAGCGAGACGATGCCGGCCGAGGCGACGGCCAGCAGGGGCACGATCAGGGGCAGGATCGAGGCGAGCCCGATGATGCGGTAGTTGAAGATTCGGAAGGCGTTGGCGCCGTCGTCGCCGTCGCGGGTCGCGCCGCGCAGCCACCGGGAGAAGCCGTTGCCGTTGTTGTCGGCGTTCTTGAGGGCCTGACCGAGCTCACGGGCATCCTTGGCCGCCATCCGCATGTTGCCACGGTCGGTCGAGGAGGCACCGCCGGTGCGGCCGGCGAGCCGGTCGTACTCCTTGCCGATCCGCTGGATCTGCTTCGCGCCCTCGTCGGCGTCGATCAGGCCGTGCGACATCTCGTGCGAGGTCTGCTTCATCTTCCGCTTGAGGCGGTCCATTTCGCGACCGATGGGGGTCGTCAGGTCGACCTCGCCGATCCGCTTCTCCATGCTGCCGATGGTCTTCTCGATCTCAGCACGGGCGTGCCCACCACGGCGCATCATGCGCTCGCGGATCTCCTTCTCCCGCGCGGCATCGTCCTTGGCGCGCTGCTTCGCGGCAGCGTCGGACGCCCGCTTCTCGATGGCCGCCCGCTTGTCGGCGGCCCGGCGGGCCTCGCGCTCGGCCCTCTCGTTGGCGCGCTGGGTCGCGGCCTCGCGCTTGTCGATCTGGCGCTCCCACCAGCGGGTGTAGTCCTCCTCGGCCTTCTTGTCCTTGGCGATCTTCTTGTCGGTGCGGGCGCGGTCCTCGTTGATGGCCGCGATGTGCTGGCGCTGGCGCTTCTTGATGGCACGGAGCTCGGCCTTGTCCTTGGCCGCCTGCTCGCGCTCCTCGCGGGCGGCGCGGGCCTTGGCAGCCTTGGCCTCGTCCTTCTCCCACATCGCACGCTGGCGCTTGGCCTGCGCGCGTCGGTCGTTCCAGACCTTCTCGGCGGCCTTCTTCGACTTCTCGTACCGGGCCTTGTTGGCCTTGTCGAGATCGCCGAGGATCTTCTGCATCGTCTTGTTCAGGGCCTTCTGATCGGCCACGGCCTGCTTCTCGAACCCCATGAGGTAGTTCGAGCCGGCCTTGCGCCCGGCCTTGTGCCCGGTCTCCTCGGCGGCCTTGTCCAGATCCTTGGACATGCTCGAGTTGAGCTTCTCGACCTCGCGCTTGGTGTCGCGCTGGACGTTCTTGAACGACGGCACGACCTGCAGGAAGATCCGGCCAGCCGAGTAACGCCCTGCAGCCACCGGTGTTCTCCTAGTCGTCGGCCCCGTAGAGGTGAGGGAGCATCCTGGCCCTCAGTATGGCATGCCGCTCCTGCTTCACCTTGAGCTTGGCTCGCTCCATGGCCGTCGGGGGGCGCGGGGACGCCTTGGGCGGCTTGCCCTTCCCGCCGTTGGCCTTGGCGGTGATGAACGCGACGTTGTTCACGGCGTCGAGGACGCGCGTCATGGCGTCGACCTCGGGGCTCCACGAGCGCAGCGACGGGCCGGACGGCGGCGGGTCGATCCCGCGCCGCTTGGCCTCCTCCTGCGACTTGATGAGCATGACGGCGTGCTCGACGTCCTCCGAGATCGCCTGGTGGTACCAGGTGTTCTGCGGGAGGTGGTCGATCAGGTTGAGCAGTCGGCGGATGTTGCGGCTTCGCCACAGTGCCCCGAGATTCTCACTCGGGTACACCGTGGCGAAGTCAGCCTCTAGGGCTGGGAAGTACCTGCCGACCAGGTACTTCAGCCGCGCGCGTTTCCCGGGCTCGCAAGGCCGAAGTGCTGCTGGTAGGCCTCCCACAGCACCTTGAACTTCCACGCCTCGAGCCTGGCGGCGTAGATGTGCTTGCGGTCCTCGTCGGTGGTGCAGGCGGCGATGAACTCGCTGGGGGAGTCCATCGTCTCGAGGACGTCCCACTCGAGGTCGGCGGCGTCGGTGAAGACGATCCGCTTGCCGTCGATGACGGCGGCGAACTCCTCGTGCTTGTCCTCGCGCTCGGCGGTGTCCAGGTTGACAGCGACGGCGTTGTTCTTCAGCGGGGTGGCTCGGGTGGCCATGGTTGGTCCTGCTTTCTACTCGGGCGGGGTGGACCGACGGCTCAGGCTGTCGGGGTCTGGGTGGCGGCGGCCGTCTTGGCCGGCGCGCTGGCGGTGGCCTTGGCGGCCGGGCCGCCCTTGGCTGCCTCGGTCGGCTTGACCGTGGTGCTGCGGGCCGCGCGCGGGGCGGCGGCCTTCTTCGCGGCGGCCTTGGGGGCCTTCTCGACGAAGCCGTTGAACTTGGCCTCGACGACCTCGCGACGGTTGGTCGCGGTGACCTTGCGGCCGTCCTTGTGGGTGAGCTTGACGGGGGTGAACTCGGCCATGGGTATCTCCTGGGTACGAAGTGGCGGGAGGCCCGGTGCGACCATCCCCGCCCGAGCATAGCCGCACCGGGCCGTTCGGGTGGAGACGTCAGGGCAGCATGCGGGCGACCATGGCCTCGTGGCGCTTCTGGTGGCGCCGCTGCCACTGGCTCTCGGTCTCGAGCGGGAGGATCAGGCAGAGCCCGTACCAGCCCCGGATGCCGACCGACGCCGTGATGGCGTCGCGGCCGACGGCGAAGTGGCCGCCGACGGGGGTCGGGGCGAAGGCGTTGGGCTTGGGGCTGATGCGGTACTTGAACAGGCGCACGGGCGGGGCTCCTAGTCGTAGAACGGGTGGTGCCCCTCACCCTAGAGGATGAGGGGCACCAGCGTCGTGAGGATCAGGCGCCCGCTGCCGGGAAGCCCATGTCCTCGAGCAGGGCCTTCCAGCCCGGCCCGCCGAAGATCCACGACTCCGAGAAGCCCTCGTCGGAGTCCTCGTAGCCGGTGAAGGTGACGCCCCACATGATCGGGTCGTCGCCGCCGCCGAAGGCCTGCTCCGAGAAGCCGGTGACCTTCGCGCGCGGCATGTAGCGGGCGATGTAGATCTCGCCCGCGTCGCCCTGGTCGACCGCGAGCGAGAGCACGCGGTAGAACCGGCTGGACGGCCGGCTGGGCTTCTGGACCTGGACCTCGCCGGACGCGGCCGGCGTGATGCCCGACATGTCCATGCCGGTGGAGAGGCCGATGGTGCGGATGTTCGTCTCCTGGCACGCCACGGTCAGGGTCGACGAGTCGGCCGTGACGTCGGAGCGGGTCGGGGAGACCGAACCCCACGAGGTGATGTCCGAGGACGACACGTCGCGGGAGAACTGCGCACCGTCGGCCGAGAGCCAGCCGAGGTCGCCCCACGGCATGGCCGGGGCGCCGCCGGTGGGCAGGGGCTTGAGCAGCGAGTCCGCTGCGTCGGTGAGCTGGTCGAGGGCCGGCGCGTCGGCACTGGCGATGAACGCCGAGCCGTCGAGGGCCTTGCGGATGAGCTCGGTCTGCTTGTCCTTGAGGAGGTCGTACTTGGAGCCAGCCACGAGGGGCCTGCCTTTCTTCGGTGAGTCAGCGACGGATGCTGATCTGAACGGTTCCCTGGAAGCGACGGATTGGGCTGTCCTTCTGCCATTCGAGCTCGGCAAAGGGGACCGGAACCGCCACCCTGTCCACCAGGACGGACCTGCCGCCTGTGCTGACACGGAAAGGATAGCCCAACAGGGCTGCCTCGAGCCCAAGGGCCAGTCGACTGGCCTTGCCATAGGTGTCGGCGAAGACGCTCACCTCGGCGTCGTAGGTGCCGTCGAAGCGGTCGGTGTCGCCCCCGAACCCGCTGATGAACACGAACGGCACGCGGCCGACCAGCCCCGTGGCGGGGATCACCGTGCCGACGTTGTTGTCGAGCAGGGTGCCGTTGGCCAGCATGCCGGCGGCCGTCAGGGCGGTGCGCTGGTCGAGCACGAACTGCCGGATGACGTCGGTGGGGTCGACCCGGGGCTTGACGGTGTACGCGAGGTCACTCATGGAAGTCTCCGAAGGCTCGGCCGGTGCGCCCGAGGACGCGGAAGGGTAGGTTACCGCCACCCTGCGGGCGGTCCTCGGCGTCGGTCGAGCCCTCGCCGGAACCGAACTCGATGGCGGCGGCGTGGTCTGCGGTGTTGCCGAGGTTCGACGTCACGCGCTTGAGGCCCTTGATCTTGACCACGCTGCCGACGGTGACCTTGAACGAGTCCTTGTAGCGGGGCTTGCTCTGCCGGCCGTCGTCGGCGCTGTCGGGGCTCAGGGCGCGCGCGACCACCGACATGTCGAGGGTGACCTTGGTGACCAGGCCCTGCATGCGCGGGGACATCACGAACGCCCCGAACGGCATGTACGGCGAGCCCGGGTAGGGCGCCATCCGGCCGGGCTGGTCCTCCTTGTAGCGGATCCGCCGGACAGCCATCAGGCGATCCGCCCGACGACCATCTGCAGCCCGAGCCGCTTACTCTTCATCGTCCGCTGGTCGGCCGGCGTCCCGGTGATCCGCCACTCGTCCCCGCGCACGATCACGCGGTCTTCGCCGGTGATCTCCTCGGCGGCGAACAGCGTTGCGGCGTTGGGGCCGTAGGGGATCCATACGTTGTAGCCCTCCGTGATGACGGTGCCCTCGCGCTCGACCTCCGTCGACACGCGCGGCCAGACCACGCACTGGGAGAAGATCGCGGCCTGCGTGTCGCCGCCCACGGGGTCGCCGTGGTAGTCGACCTCGCCGGGGACGACGAGGATGACGTCCTCCTTGCCCTTGATCGCCATCAGAGGATCGTGTTCGTCGGCTCGTCAGGGACGTTGGTCAGTGGCAGCGGCTCGTCGACCGTGGGGAAGTATTCGGGGTCGCGCGCCGGCTCGAGGTAGGCGAGCGGGCTCGACTGCGGCCAGCGGTCGTCGGGGAAGTAGGCGATGCGGGTCTCGAGCGGGCCACGGCTGATCGGCAGGGTCCAGAAGCCGTTGGGGTTCTCGCCGGCCACCTCGAGGGCGGCCTGGCGGATCTTCGCGCACTCGACGATCTCGGCGTCGCTCAGGCGCAGGCCCAGCGCGGCCTCGTCGAGCACGGCGCTCGAGGGGCCACCGGCGATGGCGGTGCGGGTCTCCTGGTCGGCGTTGTTCCAGCAGCGCTTGGCGATGTTGGCCACGACGATCTTGGCCCGGCCCGGCGCGGTGGCGGCCGTCCAGGTGGGCTGGCGGCACTCGTCGATGACGAGCGTGCTCGCCTGCTCGAGCAGCCAGATGGCCAGCGGGTCGTCGACCGCGATGGCAGCGGAGTCGCCCTCGGCCCACAGTGAGAGCTCGGGCACGGTGACGATCATCATGGGGAGAGCATACAGCGAGGCCCCCGGTCTCCCGAGGGCCTCGCTGTGTGACACCGTGCCGTTAGGTCACGGGGTGAAGACGCCCTTGGCACCACGGACGTTCTTGCCCGTGATCTGCGGGTTGCCGTCCACGTCGAGGACCAGGCCGTTCGCGTCGGTCAGGTACTCGTCGTTCACCGAGGAGATCCCGGTGAAGGTGCTGACGACCGAGCGGTCGCGCAGGAAGTTGGGGTCGTAGTCCTTGAGGACGCGGACACCCATGCCCCGGTAGGTGCGACGCTCCGAGTAGGTCGCCCCGTCCGGGTTGGCCGGCGCGACGTTGGCGAGGACCAGCGCGGTGGGGTGCACCGCGAAGATCTCGTTGTCGGTGGCGCGGTCGGAGAAGACGATGTCGAACCCGGCCAGGCGGCCGAGCACGGCCTCGCGGTAGGCGGCCTGGGCCGCCTGCGAGTCGTACTTCTGCAGGCTGTCGGAGCCGGCGATCCACTCGGCGACGTTCGCACCGACGACGAGCTTCCGGCCGGCGGCCGGGGTGTGCTGCTTGTCCAGCACCTTCTTCCAGCCCAGGGCCTTCTTGAAGGGGTCGTCGGCGGTGGCGGCCGCGAGGTTGGTCGTCTTGAACGGCGCGGCGCGCAGGCCGGCCATGACCTTGCCCTCGAGGCGGTCGATGACCGCCGTGAGCTGCGGGTCGAGCACCTCGGACGCGAAGTCCGTGAGGTCGAGCGTGAGCTCCTCGTCGGTGATCGGGACCGCCGAGTAGGTGTGGGTGTCGAGGACGATGGCGATCTTGGTGCGACCGATCTTGTCCAGCACGATGGGGTTGGTGCGGGTGCGCCACTCGTAGTCGCGCGCCTGGGTCACACCCGGGAGCTTGAAGTTGACGGTGTCGTTCTCCGCGCCCACGAAGTTGCCACCGTCGTAGCGCGTGAAGACCTGCGGCAGCACCGTGGTGCGGTCGAGGGCTCCGACGGCCAGCGCGGCGTACTTCTCGGGCTTGATGTAGGTGTTCGGCACGAGATCCTCCTAGGTGAGGGTGTCGGATGTGGACCGCAGGCAAATCTCGTGCCGACGAGATCGTGCGGGGAAAGCGGTGTTGCTCAGGCGTGCACCTTGTCGTACAGCGCGCCGGGGTCGAGGTCGGCGTCTGCGTCGACCTGGTCTTCCTTGCGCTGCTTGGACCCGGTGGTCACCTTCGCTCGCTGGCTCGGGGGTGCCTGCCCTCCCTTGCCGGCGTCGGTGCTGATGCCGTGCTCCTCCATGTACGCGTCGGCGTCGGCCTCGAGCTCTTCGGCGGTGGAGCCGACGAGCCGCTTGACCTGGGCCTCGGTGAGGCCCTTGTTCAGCGCGATGCGGAGGCGTGCCGTCTCGAGGGAGGCGTCGTCGCCACTGGCGGCGGCCTTCTCCTTCGGTGCCGGCGGGTCCGTCTTCAACCGCTCGTTCTCCTTGCGGAGGCGCTCGATCTCGGGCAGATCCTTGTCCTCGAGGGCCGCGACCTTGTCATCGGCTGCCTTCTTGGCGGCGATGGCCTCGTCCCTCTCGGTGGTGAGTGTCGTCTTCGACTCGGTCAACTTCTCCTTGTCGACGTGGAGGTTGTAGATGAGCTTGGCAGCCTTCTCGCTGTCGAACTCGTCGTCCTTCCACGGGCGCTTCCACTCGTCGAACTTGGGTAGTGCCATGTGATGGCCTCCTGGGCCTTCGGTGCATGGGCGCCTCGCCCCTGCGGATGCTGGAATCGTAGCATCGAGCCTAACCCTCGACGTGAGGGTGAGCCTTTAAGCGACCTCGACGTCGGGCAGCGTGATGCCCTCTCGCTGCTTGCGCTCCCACTGGCTGCGGAAGTTCTTGAGCATGCCCCGGTCGTCGCCGTCGATGGCCTCACCGGAGAACTCGGCCCACCAGCGGCGGTACTCGAGCGTCTCCTCGGGGAGCTCGCGGGAGTAGATCGGGCGCAGGTGGCAGCGGCACGAGTCGTGCACCTTCGCGGTGCCGGGGCCGACGAACTCCTCGTCGATGTCCTCGAACGAGCCGGCCTTCCAGTCGATCCGGCTGGCCAGCATCGCGCAGAAGTAGCACACCTTGTCGTCGCCGGCCGTGACCCGGACGTAGCCCTTGACCGAGCCGTTCTTCTTGACGAAGTCCTTGACGGTGTCGCGGGCGCCGTCCTGCGCGAGTCGGATGCCGGCACCCATCACGGCCTTGGTGTTCTGGGACACGGCGACCTTCACGGCGCGCTGGCCGCCCGGGGTCGTCGGGTCGCCCTGCACCCGCTCCATGCGCTGGCGGGCCAGGCCGAGCCCGGTGGCCGCCAGCGAGCGGCGGATCTGCTCGAGGTTGACCTCGGCCCGGTCGACGACGATGAGCCGACCAGAGCCCGAGCGTGGCCCCTCGAGGGTGTGCAGCGCCCGCAGGTACTGGTCGGCCTCCGCGCTCGCGCGCTGGTGGTGCGTGACGACGTCCTGCGTGGCGACCTCGATGAAGTTGCGCCCGGCCATCGGGTTGGTCAGGTCGACGCCCTGGTATCGCCGCCGCAGTTTCGCCGCGAGCATCGCCGCGTTGCGGACCTGGTCGGCACGGTAGGCGCCGGTCAGTCGGTCTCCGGGGAGGCTGGCCATCAGCCCACCTTACCGTCGCGGTCCCAGTCCGGGCCGTGGCCGCCCTGCATCCTGTTCAGGCGTCGCTGCTCTTCGTCGGTGAGGGCTCCTTGGGCGCGCCCTGACCGAAAGGGGGCGACCCCTTTCCGCCGGCCGCAGCCTGCCCGTCGTTCATGCCGGCCTCGAGCTCCATCATCATCATGGCCTCGGCAGCCTGACGGTCGAGGATCTCCTTGGCGTCCTCGGAGTCCTTCGTCGTCCAGCCCGGGATGCGCTCCCACAGGAGCTCGACGGGCACCTGCAGCATCTGGGCGAGCTTGCCCAGCGCGTCGGCGCTCTGCGCGAGCGAACGGGACTCGGTGTCCTTCCAGAGCATCTGGGACTCGAAGTCGGACGCCTCGGGCATGTTCAGCATGTGCGCGCCGAGGCGCAGCACCCGCTCCCACGACTCGCCGAAGAGGTGCTTGCGCTCGTCGACCTTGCGCATCAGGCCCGCCTGGGCCTCGACGAGACCCTCGGCGCTGACGTTGGGGCTCAGGCCCAGCAGGTGGTGCGGCGGGGTCTGGGTGACGGCCGCGAGGTCGCGGATGTCGGCGTCGCGGGCGCTGATGTAGCCGTCCAGCGGGGTCGGGTCCAGCGTGCCGAACTTCGTGTTGGCGTCGGGGCTGATGAGGATGTCCTCGACCCGCAGGGCCATCGCCTGCAGCCGGGCCATCTCGTCGGTCGTCGGCTTGGCCATGCCGCTGATGTAGCGCACGCGCCACGAGCCGAGGCGCTGCACGATCAGGCGGTCGAAGGTGTCCTGGTCGATGCGGCCGGCGAGCGGGATGAACGGGGCGATGTCAGAGCGCGACGCGCCGGCCAGGTCGAGGTTGTTGGCGAAGCA